TAGCAGTAGAGGGATATATGATAACAATATAAACTATAGGTTATTCTGTAAGTGCATAGCGGTGTCTTCGTTGACACTCAGAGCCGCTATGATTATAAGTTGTTTTGTAGATGCATAGCGGTTAAATAACTCGATAGCGTCTCGGTGCTCTTGACTTTACCAGCATAAGGCTCAATGGCTCTCAATGATACCCCACCGGTTCTTTGGATCATGGTGTTCATGGCGTTAAAACCTTTTATATCACCGCCACGATACTTCATGAATTCAGACAAGGTATTGTTTAAACCCATAGCTGCTAGCATCTGTACTTCTGGATAAGATATACGACTACCTTTACTCTTGCCAGCAGGTTGTCCAGTTAAAGCATCAATGGACTTATTATCTTCCGGAATAGAGATCTTTTTCACCAAGAGCTGAGCTTGTCTTCTCACAGGGAGTTTGACTACCATGTATTTATCTTCGGAGAGATATCTTCCTTTGCCATCGGGTGTATCAAACCAGATTCTTTTGAAGAAATCAATATTGTACTCTTTAGCGACTTTAAAGTTTCTTTCTAAATCGAGTTTGATTTCACGTCCATTAGGAGCAATAATAGTTAATCTCTCTTTACCAGATTTCAGATTGATTAAATATTCTTCAAACTCTTTATCAGTCTTTTGATTAAGGAAATCTAAAATACGTTTTTTATTAAAACCATCTGGGAGTATTTTATCTATCGCATCAGCGATAAAGTTAGTGACTTCACTTCTCTTGCTCATGTTGCGTATCCTCCTTAACCAAAGCTTTCTCTGTTTTAGCAATATGGTTAATAACAGGTTTGATATTATTGCTCCAGTCTTCTTTAGAGCCTTCATCAATCAGGAGATAGCGATGATCTCTAGTATCATGACTATATTCTCCTAGTTTGAGTCTTAAAGCACGATTGATGACTTCTCTTTGTTGAGACATAGGTCTCTGCATTAAAGCATCATGCGGAATTCTTCCTTTATCCCAGTTTTCATAATTAGGACAATCCGCATTTTTTAAAGCATCAGTGACCTCTTGATAGAGATCTACTTCTCCTGCGTCAATATCGTACTCTTCTCTGGTTTTAGATTCCCCTGCGGTGATATCGCTAATATCTAATACTTCAGTTTCTTTTGTCATTTTTGATTTCCTTTACTTCTACACTGACATTGTTTTCTTTGATTACTTCATCTGTGATATGAATGAGTTCATCCATAGAGGGACTATCTAGTCCCTCTACAATGAAAGTATCTTCTTTGAGTTCATCATCGACTTCATAACTGGATATATCTCTGATGTTAAAATTAGGGGGTAATGGGTTATCCATGATAAATCTCTTTTCTGGTAATGGTTAATTTGATATCTTCGGTTTCTCTGATTGCTAATATCAAAGCTTTATTTTGATTATGTTTATTCATATCTACCTGATCTTGCCAAGATAGATGATCTGTAAACACTTCTTTGTCTTCAATATCATCGGGTATCATAGAGAGTACTTCTTGTATTCGCTTTTCCCATTCTTCATCGGTAGCTTTAGGTAAATCAGCTATCCATTTTTTCTTTCTTTTGCTGATGACGCCTCTACCTGTTTCTCTCAGATTGAGAATATACATTTAAGATCCTTTTTTCTTCTTGCTTGAACCACCAGAAGAACTATTATCCAGGATAGTGACTTTATCTTCAGCTAACCAGTAAGGATGATATTCCCCTACTCGCATCTTTAAGAGATCCATAGTCGATAAAAAATGGAGATGGTGTTCTTCTGTCTTTGCTTCTTCTGGGAGATCTTCTAAAGTCCACCATCCTCTGGTTTTCTCTAACAACATATCCCAGTCATATCCTAGTTTCTTAATATCTTCATATAAGGTTTTCGTATCACAGCAAAGATGAGAAGGAATTTCGCCATTCCACAGTTTATACATCTGACATAATTCAGAAGTAATATTAACAGCTCTTCTTAATTTACTATCATTATCGAGTTCACTTCTGACAATGTTTCTATTGAGATTCTTTTCAGGATAAAGATCAAGATGATAATTCTGTTTATTACCAGATAAACCAAAATCATTATTCAATTTTAGGTTATGGAATTCAGACAAAGAAGCGAGTACTCCTTCTTTTAAAGAAAGAATAATACTAATCATGATGTCAGAAGGACCATTCTTACTTCTGAACTGATAAAGAGTTACTAAGTTAAGATCTTTGAGATCTTTAATGTCTTTGTCATCTGAGTTAATAGGATATTGTTGGGTTTTATCACTGGTGACTAGAGGTGTAGAAGCCATTACCCACCAACAGTTATTCGTTAAGAAAGTAAAGTCAGGTGGTGCTATGATTCTGATGTTATTTTTTACAGAGGGTAATACTTTAAAATTAGGGGCATAGGGATCCATCTGGATCTTTTCTTTAATGTGCGCAACCATAGTCACATAGGTCGCAGAAGCAAAAGAGTAATAATGGGTTTCGTTAATAAGCCTTGCTCTTTGTCCACCTTGGCGCATAGAGATGGTGTTACCTTCTTTATCTCCTAAAGAAGCATCATCTCTCATTTTTGTAACATCTTTAGTCTGGAAGTTACTAATAGAATCAATCAAAGCAAAAGTAGGCATCTTGTACTTCATGTAATCGACTTTACCATCTTTGTCAGGCCTATCTCTGAAAGGTGTCGTGATGGTAATCTCTTTGCTGTTCTTTTTACTATCCATGTATTCTTTAAATTGATCGAACCATTCATCTCCTGAATATACGGCTTTATCCGTAACTAATAATCTTTGGTCATGTAACCACTCGAGTCCATCTTCTCCAGTACTCTTATTAACATAATTGGCTATTTTCCATTCTTGAATATTGACCTCAGTGTCATACACCGTAATAGAAGAGAGTTTACCCATGCGATGGCAAGCGACATCGTTTCTATAGTGAGCTATAGTACTCTTACCAAAGTTACCAGCACCTACAATACCTTCTATAGGAGATAATCCACCATTTAAAATAGACTCTCCATGTAAACCAGGTAAGAATTTACCTGTAGGGATATCAAATAAACAACCGACATTAATAAAAGGTTTTACCGGTAATGTGGGAGTAGCATTCATTTTGATCATTTGCATTTTAAGATCCTTGTGTTACTAAAATCATCAGTCATGGTTTTACAATAATAGGTATTCTTCCTGGTTTTTCTACTGTTAGGAAGTTGCAATAGATTGATTCTATTTTACTTAAGGGGTACGTCATGAGTGTAGAACTCAATCCACTGTATTTACAACAACTCAGAAAAGATATCAATCCTATCTTATCGGTAGAGTCTAATACCGAGTCTATGGAAGGGTTTTTTGATACTTTAAAGAATATCATTCCTAACACGATAAATGCTTTCTTTAGCTTTACTAGTAGTCTTTCTTTTAAGAACAGTGTCGTTAAAGGTCTAGATAGTAAATGGGTAAATGTCATTAAGAAAGATATTATCCAACATCCTTATTTAGATGTTGTTGATAAAATAGCTTTTGCACCTCCTTACTATACTGGTACTTATCTACAGTATGTCGAGTTGTTAAAAGAAATGGTAACTTATAATAATGGACTGATTGCTCGTATTGAAGCTTTCGATATCACGATAGGCAGAATTATCTCTACCCCTACAGGTCAATTAAAAGACTTTACCAAAGAGATATCTGAGTATAGCAAATGGTCTACAGGAAGAAATACCTTAAAGAATACCTTAGCTTCTCTCTATACTGGTAAAAGTACCAATGATGCTGTTCCCTATGGTAATGTCATCAAAAGACAAGCAGATTGGGATGAAGTACTCAAAGGACTCGTTGAGATTGAGAAAGGTATTAATCAAATCGATAATAAGAAACTCAAGAAACAATTGGATATCTTAGCTGAACATTTAGCTATCTTGAAAGAAATGATAGAAAAAGGCTCTATCAGTAATCCTGGTAAAGACTTTAATAAACAAGTAGCGCAAGGTACTTTGGAGATGGCAGAGCAGATTGAGTTCTATGCCCTAATGCGATATCAGTATGATATCTTATTGACCTGTGTACAAAGAACAGCGGAACATTTTAAATAATGTCATAGCCCCTCTACACTCCCCTCCTTTATGGAAGGGGTGTAGAGGGATGTATGATCATGTCTCTATTGAGTCTACATAGAAAGAACAAGGGTTATTTCCCTTTAGATGGACTTTTAAGCGCATATCTGGCGTGATGACATAGTTAGGATGTCCTACGGCTAATAACTGCTGTAGAGCTTGTTTATCCTCATTAGAAAGCGCTGTATAATAGACATGTAAAGTCGCAATGAGATTTAAAGATCTTTTTATATGGATATAGATCTCACTATTCTCACCTTGATATTCTTTTAGATTATTGACTTTACTAAAATCTACTTTCTCTACCGTGATAACACTATTTAAAATAGGGTTTTTACTGATCTCGGCTACTTTTCCAGTAATCGTGAAATGATTAATATATTCTTTTAGATATTTCGTACTGATATAATCGACACGAATCATTTGTTTGATTCTTTTCCCGTGTGTCGGATGATCATATTCCTTGTCATTGAAACGAGAGATGATATATACATCAATTTCTTCAAAAGGATAATTGGCAATGGATATGCCTTGTCTTTTGACATAGAGTAAAGCTCTTTCATGCACCCTAGCCTCTTTAATAGAAGTAATAATCTCTTCTATTTTGTATAAGACTTTCTTTTTATAGTTCTCGTCATACTGGGGAATATTAAAATTCTCATTATACAGATCACTGTTTAAGATATAGCCATCTTCTTTATACAAAGAAAAAGAAACAAAAGAATGTCTCTTACTGGCTATTTTATCCGAGAGATGAATTCTTGCCCAAGTATACAAAGAAGTATGTTCATGTTTTCTTTCTTCAAAGGGTCTATTAGACACCTCTACTACACCAGGAGTATATACATTTGTCATAGGTAATCACTAAAAATAAAAATCAGAATTCACAATATCCATCTTACTCCAGTAGGTAGAGTAAGATGGATATATCTATAATAAATCAAGTATGTCTTTTAAGGAGTGACATCAGTGACGTCTACACTACTTAAGGAGTGACGTCTGTGACGTAATGGTAATTGGTAAGCTCAGAAGCAATACGCTGGATACCTTTAATGAAATAATCTACTTCATCAATAGAGATATTTTTCTTAAAGGTATAAGACTCTTCATTGTCCTCTAAGAATCTAAATACTCCTCGAATAGGATCAGCGTCATTTTCAAAGGTACCTGTGAAGACAATAGCAGGTTCATACTTCCGGGCATAGAGATCCATAGAAAGGAGTTCTTTAGTGGCTTTACTGTTGTCTTTCTTGTGAATCACGAGAGACAAGAGTTTCTTATCAATGACATCAGTAGTTGATTTAACCAAGAGGTCAAAGAGATAGCCTTTAGCCAAAGCTTTCTGGAGATAGGATTTAATCTTATCCAGAAGAATATCTTTCTCAGATTGAGGTGAAGGTACTGGCAAGACATCATTGAGTTTATCCAGAGCATCCAACAAGAACATAGCTCTGACTTTATCCAGGATCGTTTTCAAGTTATCCAAAGTCAAAGGACCTTGTTGTTTCAAGACCAACTCAGATTGATAGTGTGGTAAGAAATCAATAATCGTTGCTTGATTTAAAATTTCAAGATGATATTTCCCATCTTTCAAATAGATCTTACCAGGAACGTCACCGACTAATTCTAATTTCTTCTCAAATTTCTTGTAAAAAATAAAATTAATCAACATATCTTCTTCTGTAATTGAAGTTACAGAAGGATTGATGCCTGGTCTAGTGTTAGAGTAATTAAAACCTCTAGAGTTAACAATAATGTTACCTGATTGACCAGGGGTATTAGGTTGTATCGGTTGACCTGACTTAGTTGTAATGGTACAGAAAGCACCGGCTACTATAAATGTGCCCTGCACCCGCTTTACAAACTCTGTCAGTTTCAAGGGATAAAGAGAATTGGCAATATCGTACATAGATAGTGTCCTATAAAAAGACAGTACCCTATACAGAGTACTGCCATATCTATCAAACCTCTATAGATGATACAGAGGACGAATCGTTTCGTCGTCTTCCAGATAAATCAGTTTATTCAATAAGGTATTGTAATTACCAAAACTGATCTCACCAGAGACAAAACAGATATCTATAGTTCCTTTATCAAACCCAGCTTTTTCCAAGTCTTCTCTCTCAACAGCTTCGATATCTTTAAAAGTATCGATCTGTTTAGTAAGCTTTAAAATAGCCTGGGTATCTACTTCTCTATTCGTGAAAGAAGAGAATAAAGTAATAAGGAAATAAGACATCGGTAGTTCTCTGGCTCTGAGAATACGCTCATAGATTTTCGTGTTTTCTTTATCGTCCTCAATAGGAGTAGTTTTTTCTTTGTTTAAAGAAAGTAAATCAGCAATATCGTAAACCTTATTTTGATAAAGCTTATCAACGAAACCATCATGATTAGAGAAGCCAAATAAAGGTAGAGATTGTTTCAACCTGTGTTTCGCTATATCTCTGCATTGATAATTATTACAGAATCTATAAGTATTACCATCTTTGAATTTACCAATATTGAGTTTAGTATCACAAGAAGGACAGTAGTTAGGGAAAGGAAATGCGGATTCTTTCTTAGTAGAGAAGATGGAATAAATCGTCGCTCTCGTACTGTCAAAACCAATTAAAGCTTTATCTCCTTTATGGATGCGATGTCCATTTAAATACCTATCTGGAAGAATAACCTTATCGGTAACACAACTGGCAAATAGGGACCGTTGTTTAAAACGAATATAACCTAATACTAAACCTACTTCACTGACTCCATACTCTACAGATTCTATCTCTGTTACAAAAGACTGATTGATTCTCTGGATTTTAATGGTTTTAGTGTTTAATTTATCTTTTTCATCTAAAAAGACTCTTTCTCCTTGGAAAATATATAAACCATCTGATCTTATTTTGATAGGTATTCTCTCTCCTTTTCTTTCCATGAAACAATCGATATATCCATCTCGTTCCATAAAATCTTTTTCCTGACTGGTCACTGTAGGTAGATCAATAGAGACTGTAAACCATTCTTTATGGAAAACATAATAGAACTTATTCTCAATAAAGAACCAGCCATTATAATCTCCTACTACTGAAATGTATTCATTATTGGTACACTTCTCCATAGGCATAAAGAGGAGTCTATCTCCTAAGAGTTTAGGATCTTCTTTTAAAAGACAATATAGAGCATATAAATAATCTTCTTTAGGCTGATGTTCATTAAACTCTATAAAGATAAAACCATTAACAAAAGTAGGCTTATTAGTCGTAATCGTTAAAGGTATATAAGGAGTATTTACATACTTTATCGGAACATCGATATAATCATCGTCAAGTGAAACTCGCATCCCTTTGAGTTTTCCTTTGTTATAATAGAGACTACAATGCAAAGAATCTGGCATCAATAAACAAATCTCTTTACTGTCAGGACCTAAAGTAGACGATCCCACAGTAGTATAAGATCCATCAAAGTTCCAGATAATAAGACAATCCTTATAATACAAATCTAGATTAGGATAAGGTATCCTTCTTTTAAATAAACTAAACATGAAAATAGTTCTCCTGAGTGTCTCGGTATATTGTATCATACATCCTTTATACACTCTCCTTTAAGGAGAGTGTATAAAGGGTGATGTATGACTAATCACGTATGCTATAATAGAGGTTACCTAAATGACGATTTCCTTTTGTTACCATAACCCTTAGTTTCGTCTCATACTGGCTATGGGTGAATTGATATATAAGGCAAGTATCTTCTTTTGGTACTGTTGTCTCGGTGGATTCTTCATTTTGAAGTAGACTCTTTTGATAATGATGTACAATATCTCCTAGGGAAGGAGCAATAGAAGAATCGAGGTGCTGGTCATTTCTTTCGAAAAGAATATCCATGTGTTTGTTCCTTTTATCGTATCAGACACTGTAGCTTCTGCAGAGCCAATTCTGATCGAGTATGCATATACAAATCATAAATGTCATTCATGTTTACTTGACACGTTTTTAAAACTCTACCGTGTTCGTCTGCCTCTTGAAAAGTTAAAGTAGTTTGACTCCCTACTTTGACTTTAAAATAACGATAGATTCTATCGTCTTTTCTAACAGCAAGTTCTTCTAGATCTTTATAGCTTTTCACATATCGGCTTTGTGCCATTAATACTTTCTCAATGAGATCAGTATTTTCTATTTCTTTTTCCATCAAGGAAGGATAATAGGTCTGAAGGAGTTTATATAAAAAGACCACATGAGGTCCTTTACATATCCCTAGACTATTAGCTTTATATTTAGTAAATCTTTGGAATAAGACTTTAATATCCGTAAAGGAGAGTTTAATAATCGATTCTTTATAGTTCTTTTTAACATATTTTACTATATGGAAAAAAGCATAATACTCATCGGTCATTTTGTCATCGATAGATCTTTCTTCTTGTCGATAATCTTCAATAGCAATTTCGTTAGCATTACCCTCTTCATCAGCAACATAAGCTTTCTGATGTAATCCGTTACCTGTCGTATCGTCTTCTTTGGTTAGACAGAGTACGGTATATTCATATCGGCAAGATGGCTCTGTTTTCGTAGCAGCTTTAGTAAAGATAAATGGATCTATTGCTGACAAAGCTAAATCCCCATCCGGTGTTTGTACCGCAGTTTGTCTTGGATACAAAGCATTCTTATTGGTATGTACCGCATGAGAGATTAATTTAATAATAAACTCTGGTGTCATGGGTATTTGTTCAATATGGATAACACTAGACATAAATTCACTCCTTATAAATAAGTTAAAAGACTCAGATACTACATCGGTGCAGTGTCCATTACACCCCCTATTAAAGGGGTGCAATGGAGCATAGATAATTTAGATAGCTTCCCAGTAAGTGCAGTAACTCTTCTTTTTCTTCCTGAATTTCTTCGGGACATAGTGACTACACTTCTTATACTGACCTTTCTCATTTTCACATAGCAAGATATGGCCTTTACCACATCTTTCACAGGTCTCTCCTGTATCGATAGGATCAGGTCTATCCTTTTTGATGTATTTACAATCCGGATAACCAGAACAGGCAATAAATGGTTTGCCTGTCTTTCTACTGATCCTTTCTACCAGAGATTTATGACATTCAGGACAATGTTCATCCAGGTATTTGACCTCTTTCTTTTCGAAAGATCTTTTATATTGACATTCATGGTTACTGCACTTATAGTACTTACCATGAAGACCTTCTTTGAGTATCAAAGAAGATTGGCATACTGGACAAGATTCTTCTGTAGAAGTACCTGTGGTTTGTTTCTCTTTGTGGATGCGGATATCCGTACTGAGCTTATTTTTAAAGTCAGTCATGACAGATATATAAGACAGTTCACCTCGAGAGAGTTTATCAAGATTATCCTCCATCTTAGCCGTGAAGTCATAAGAGACATAATCCGGAAATCTCTCTTTAAGAAATTCTGTTGTTCTCTTACCGATATCAGTAGACTCCATTTTTCGTTGACTATTATCAACATAATCTCTAGATTTCAAGGTTTTAATAATAGAAGCATAAGTAGAAGGTCTACCAATCCCTAGTTTCTCTAAAGAGTCTACTAGAGAGGCTTCATTAAACCTGGGAGGAGGAGAGGTAAAATGTTGTTCTGGATAGACTTCGTTATTAGGCAGTAGATCATTGGTGGCTAATTTAGGGAGCTTTTGATTATCGTCTTGCTGATTCTCGCTACTGGTAGCGTCTTCCTCATTAGACTCTTCATATACCGCTAAATAACCAGGAAATACCGGTGTAGATCCGGATACTCTAAAGATCCCTTCACCACAGAGCATCTCGACTGTAGTACTGTCAAAGATAGCATCTGTCATTTGAGAAGCTAATGCTCTTTGATAAATGATTCGATAGAGCTTTAGATTATCATCAGAGTTACCTCTGTCTTGTTTCTCTAACACAGGTTTGATTCTCTCTGGCGTATAGAAGAAATCTGTAGGACGAATAGCTTCATGTGCTTCTTGAGCATTAGCAGCTTTCTTATCGTATACCCTAGTCTCAGGAGAAAGATAATCTTTACCATAGGTATCGAGTATCGTCTTTTTGATATTGTCAATAGCCTCTTGGGAAAGTGTGGTAGAGTCAGTACGCATATAGGTAATATGACCATTACCGAATAAGTCCTGTGCCCTGCTCATGATGTAGTCTGTAGACCAGCCTAGTTTCCTAAAGACATCCTTTTGCATGGTAGTTGTGATAAAAGGTGCTTTAGGCTTTCTTTTCACTTGTTTTTGTTTGATATTGGTAACTTGTACTTTACCTTTACCGATTTTCTCAATAATGGCTTTAGCTTCTTTTTCATTACTAATAACAACTTTGCTATTCAGTCCTCGTAAAGAATGGAGTTTAGCGATAAAAGGAATATTATCCTTTTCTGTTTTCAAGTGAATAGACCAGTATTCCTCTGGTTTGAAGTTCTTGATCTCTAAGTCTCTTTCTTCAATGAGTCTTAAAGCAGGGGATTGTACACGCCCTGCTGATTTGGCTCCTTCTACGCTGTTCCAAAGCACAGGAGATAAAGAAAATCCTAATAGATAATCTAGAGCTTGTCTAGCCTGTTGAGCATAGAGAAGATTAGTATCAATATCTCGTGGATGCTTAAAAGCTTCTTTGACAGCTTTCTCTGTGATTTCATGGAACACCACACGTTGAAAAGGGCCTTTGATACCTTTGCTTTTCAAGATCTCCATGATGTGCCATGCGATACCTTCTCCCTCTCTATCTGGGTCAGTACAGAGATAGATCACTTTTTTATTTTTAGCATTAGAAACTATGTCATTGACAAAAGGTTTAGCTGATTTACTGATGTTATACTTAATAGTAAAATCATCATTGATTGCTTTCAGTTTTTCTTCTTTAGCAATCTCTCTGACATGGCCTTTTGTAGCTAATACCTTGTAATCAGATCCTAGATATTTCTGGATATGCTTGACTTTCTTAGGAGATTCTACAATCACGAGATAATCTAACATTACTCTTCCTTTTTAAATTAGATACGGATGAGTTTTCTCTGATGGGTATCTTGATAGATATAAGTATATCCTCTTTTCACCAGAGTAAAATCAGCTTTCTTATAATTCACTACCCACCATGGGGTTTTCTCAACATAATTAGAATCCATATCGTTATAGCGATTCTCATCACACTTCACATCTGGTTTCTTTTGAAACTCCTCTAGACTCTTTAATTGTCTTTCTATATTCTCTTGTATTTTGAATTCGACTTCTTTTTTTCTTAATTGATCTTCTTTTTTCAAAACCAAATAAAACTTCTCTAAGAAATCATAATTCAGAAATCTGGTATCAGGTTCTATAGTAGGATTAGTAAAGACTTTATTTAGGAAAATACTTAAATCATGGGAAGGCTCTACATACATGTTTTTAACAGATCTTATATCGTAATCATGATTGACACCTGTATGGTCAAAGAAACGAAAAGACGCGGTATCTGTTCTTCTGACATAGACACTCGCATCATCAACACCAAAGAAATTACCAAAGAAAACAGAGAGATCTATTTTGTTACCACTGATAATGATTTTATACTCTTTCCATAAAGGATCTATATCACTATCCGTATATAGATAATCTTTTATTAATAACTCTAATATACAATGTTCTTCTAACCGATAATTGGTTAGCTGATAGGCTCTTTGCTGGATAGCAACACCTTCGGATAATTGAAATTCAGCAAGTCTATTGATTCTTTTCTGATAGCTAGTACCAGATAGATACTTGGTTGCGATATATTCTTCTTTCTCAATAAGCTCACTATGGTTACTTGTCTTAGCAACACCCCAGTCATCCTGGTATAATGCTTTTGATTTGTATAGTAACTTAAAGACATCAGAGACATGTTCTCTAATAGTTGTCTTTACAGTAGCAGTATACCAATAATAAACACTCTCAGCCATATCAAACTCATCGGTGAGAATATAGGACCGACCATTCTCTATCCGATACATTTCAATATTAAGCATGACTAATATCCTTTATTTAATAATCTTTAAATGCGGTTCTGTGAATTCCCATTCTTTACCTTGAGTGGTAATCGAGACATACTCAAAAGGACACTCTGTAAGCTGACATTTTCCTGATGGTTCTTCTTTACCTTTATTCGGTAAAACTACGACTCGATACCAGTCTGATATCTTTTCTTTATAGATATAGTTGGTAAATAGATACATACCGGTATTTGTTTTTATAGCTATCGTCGTACGACAGGCTTTAAAAAGAAGATTGTCTTTAGTCAGTAAAGAGAAATCTTCTTCTGAAATATCTTTATTAATGGTAATACGTCTATTTTGTTTTAATAATGTTTTAATAGTGTCTTTTTCTTGATAAGAATAAATACCTAATAAAGTATAATCCTCTTTATGTTTTTCATTCTTATATTGAATAACTAAACACAGATCCTTACTCAGTTTAACAAAACTATATTCTACTATAGTAGGGTTGTGTTTAATAACGGTATTAGCATCAAAAAGATTGTTAGGATTTCTGATGTAGAAAGGTTTAAAATAATCGACTTCGTTTATCATGTTGTACCTCTTTGTTATGGGAATAGCTCCAGATGTATAATATATATTCCTGGATTTATGGAATAATGTCTTGTTCCATAAACCAGGGAGATATATCCTCTTGAGAGAGACTCCAGAGGAGTCGAATGAAAGAAATATATATTCCTATGTTTATAGATCCGACAAGATTTAGGTTATTATGAACTATGTATCTATAGGAGAGTAAAAATGGAAAGAATAGCTGAATTAAAAGAATTAATAAATAAATATAACTATCACTATTACGAATTAAATTCTCCTTTAATCAGTGATCTGGAGTATGACCAGTTATTAAAAGAGTTATTGTCCTTAGAGAAAGAGTATACTAATATCGGATACAGAAGTAATACTACTTTTACTAAAGTACAACACACGATCCCTATGCTATCTTTAAATAACCTCTATTCCTACGAAGATCTAGAGAAATGGTTAAGTACTTTTCATTGTGATTTTGTTATCACACCTAAGTTTGATGGTTTAGCCATAGAACTCGAATATAAGGAAGGTAGGCTCATTAGAGCCAGTACTAGAGGGGATGGTTTTGTAGGAGAAGATATTACCGAACAAGCCAAAACTATTTCTAATATTCCTTTAGTATTAAATACCCCTATTCCTCCTGATTATATTCAGATCAGAGGAGAGTGTTATATTACCAAAGAGAGATTTGAAAAGATTAATAATAAACTCAAAGAAGAGAATAAGAAAACCTTTGCTAATCCAAGAAATCTGGCTAGTGGTAGTTTACGTCAATTAGATCCTTTAGTGACAAAAGAAAGAGAATTGTCTTTTGTTTGTTATGGTGTAGGAGAAGTCAGTAAAGATATTAATTTCCCTAGTACTTATTATAGGTATTTAGAGTATGTAAAAGAATTAGGTATTCCTATACCTGAGGTTATTTATAAAGAGAGTAATAATAAAGATATCATTGAAAAAATAAAAAAGATAGAAGAGATCAAAGAGGGTTTGCCATACGAGATAGATGGAGCAGTACTTATGGTAGATAATTATAGCATACAAAAAGAAAAAGGGACTACCAGCAGAGTACTTTCTTATGCCATAGCTTACAAGTATCCGCCTAATGAGGAAGTCACTACTGTAGAGGATATCTTTATTCAAGTGGGAAGAACCGGTAGGATCACACCTGTTGCTAGAGTCTCTCCAGTATTGTTATCCGGCGCTATGGTGACCTATGTAACTTTGCATAATAAAGACTATATTGAAAAGATGGATATTAGAATAAAGGATAAAGTATTTATTCGAAGAAGTGCCGAAGTGATACCTCAGATTACTTCTGTTATCACGGAAGCTAGAAGTAAAGATACCGTCCCTTATTCGTTTCCTGATGTATGTCCTTCTTGTAGTAGTCCTTTATATATCCGTAATCACTACGCTTATTGTACAAATAGAAACTGTAAAGAAGCAATAGTAGATTACCTTACTCACTTTGCTTCTCGTAAAGCCATGAACATTATTGGTCTAGGAGAACAAATTGCTACTTCCCTGGTAGAGATATTGGGTATAGATCAGGTATTAAAAATATATTCATTAAAGAAAGAAGATTTATTAAAGATTAATCTCTCTGAAAAAGAAGCTGATAAACTCTTACTATCCATAGAGAATAGTTTTAAAGAAGCTACTTTGGATAAAAGACTATATGCCATAGGTATCCCTAATATAGGTTCTAGCACTGCTAAACATATAGTCAAAATGTATCCTGATCCTAATAAACTGGTAAATCTAACAAAAGAAGAATTACTTAAGGTAGAAGGTATAGGAGATATTGTCGCAGAAGAG